AAATTCAGATACGATGCTCTCGCGGATGGTCCTTTCCGGATCATCCGTCTTTTTCGCATTGTGCACGGCAACGCATCGCGCAAAATGCGCATGACATGTCGACATCCACCCCATATAGAGGCCCTCGATGTATTCCGGGTTATCCGATTCGTGAATCATGTCTCGAATCCTGCAATTTTGCATGGGCTGTTAGGTGCGCGTCAACAAAGGACGCTCAACGCCAATGTAGTTCCAGTAAATATCGGCCAGGGTATTTGCTTCGCCGTCAAAGGCCACGCCAACGGCCAGATAGTCGATGTTTCCCCAGCTTACGCCGTTTCCTACCTGGGCTGACGGGCTACCGACTGCGGCGTTGAACAGCGAAAACACGCCGGCCGTCATGGCGGAATCGGCTAGCCGGAACTCGCTGTAATGCGACACGCTCGTGCCGAGCCTGATGAATGCATAGGCAATGTTCGTCAAGGCGGAAGCCTGAACGGCCCCGACAATCCGGTCTGTCGGCTGAATATCGCCCCATTCAAGGTCAACCGTGCGATACACGCCGGCAAAAACGGTGTTTGCGGCGCCGTCCACCTTATCAAATTCAAGCGAGGTGGTACCGATCGCGTGGGTAACGTCGGTAGTCAAGTTCGCCGTGTCATTACCGAGCACCGTCCATCCGCTCGTTGACGCGAATATCGTTTGTATGATGTTCGTTTGGGGCGCCACGAATCCGGCACCCGCTGGACTTGGAAGTGCGGCCATCATTTCTTCTCCGTGTTATCGAGCCCGAGTTTTTGCTTAATGGATTTCACCCTAGCGCCTACGTCAGGTACATAGCCGCATGGCCCGTACGCTCGTATGTCGGTCTGAGATGTGCTCCAGCGGTGCTCGGGTAGCGTCTCGCGAGTGGGGTACCCTTCCCAGAATTCGTCGGACATGGCGAAAAACTCTTTGCGTTCTTCCGGCGTCGCCTCGCCCGCGATCACCCTGCGTTCAAGTGTGCGATAATGCTTCTCGACGTCGGGGTCCTTCCACTTGCGCCGGCAGCAATCAAAGCCGCCGACGTCATAATGCGTTTCTTCGATTCGGCTACTATGAATCATTGCCCATATCCTCGCCGATCAACCTGTTGAGTTCGGCCAACGCCTTTTTCGTTTCCGCGTTCTGTTCACGTTTCAACGGTTCTCGCGCGGCTTCGGCTTCTTTGTCCGTCGGTTCCGGCTTTATCTCGATTAACTCGCCCGTCTGCCGATTGCGCACTTTTATGCTTGTCTGCTCATACGCGGGGTAAGTTACTGCAGACACATCGAACAAATCCGCGTCGGTAATGCGAACGTGGAACGTTCCGTCGTCGTCCATCCGCTCTTCGGCCGCCTTCGGTCTGAACGCAAAGGACATCTGTGACACATCGCCACGCCTAATCAATTCGACGATTTCCCGGCCCGTTTCCGTATCCGGCGGCTTGATCGTCGAACGCAACCCCTTTTTATCCTCCGCCAGTGTTAGCGTCGGCGGTTTCGACGACGTACGGCCCAGCACCTTATCCGGGTTATGGTTCACCAGCGCGCGGACATCCGCACCTTCAGATAGGGACCGTTTGAACGCGCCCGGCGCAATCGACTCGAAATAGTCGCGAAACAGCTCGGTTTCTTGGTCGAATACAGCCGCATAGCCCGTCAAGGTCGGCTGATCGCCGTCCTCGGCCCGCAGCTCGCAGTTGTCAATTATTCGTTTCTCGATCTCGTTCGCCATTGTGAAACTCCGCGAACAGCCAGTCGAGGAATGCAGCCAACTCGTCGCATTCTCTCTCGCAAAACTGCTCAAGATTCAGCTTATCGCCGTTTTTTCTGGCATTTTCGGCGTACGCAGCAGCCATTTTTTGCACCTGCATGTCAAGCGTTAATGACTCATCAGCGCTGAGTAAACGCCCAAACCTCGCGGCCGCAACGGCGCCGGCAAGCGGATATATCGCGTCATGCAAGTTGCTCTCAAGGATACCTTTGAGGCCCCGATATAGCTCTTCTTGGTCGAGTTTTTCGCCGCTTTTCGTTTTTTTCTTTTTTTCGCCGCTTTTCGTTTTTTTCTTGGCTTTTGCTAACCGATCTTCCTCGATGCGCGCGATGCGAAGCAGGGACTCAAAAACGACTGGTGAAAGTGCTCGCACAATTCCGCGTGTGTTGTCCTGGGCGGGAGCCGACGGCTCTTCTTGGGGCTGCTCTGATGGTTGCGGCTCGTCCGCTTGCTGCATCGCGGCCTCTGCCGTGGTCATGTTGAGCGGGACAAGGTACATATCGCCCTGTCCATCGGGCAGCGGATTCATATTCTCGAATTCGCGGATGTCATCAACGCTCAGCCAGCCCCACTGTCGAGCGGTACTGTAAGCCATGTTGCGCTTCTCTATGTCGCCGCGCAACAGCCCGTTTACCATATGCTCGACGAAAAACAGCTCGCGCTGGCTCTGCGGAATCAGCTTCCTGATCGCCTCCTGCTCGACGTACGCCATCCATGCCGTCAGCGTGTCACCGACATACGAGATGTTTTCTTCGGCGATGTTGTTGTATGACGCCTTATCGAGGTGGGCCAGCTTATTCGGCGGCATACGGAACCAACGACAAATTTCGACTACTGAGAAGCCGCGACCTTCGATCCACTGCGCATCCTTATTCGGTTGCGCAATCGGCTTATAGTCCATGCCCGGGCCAAGAATCGCGGTCGTCCAGTTTCGCTGTGCACCGCCATACTCGCTTTCCCAACGCTCGCGGAACGCCCGATGCGCCTCTTTCGTCAACTCGCGGGCCAGCGTCAGGATGCCGCCAGGTCTTGAACCGCGGCCGAAAAGCGCGGCGCCCGCCTTTTCCTCAGCCATCGCCAGCCCGAGCGTTTCTCGTGCCATCCGCGCGATGCTATAGCCGGTCAACCCATTGGGCCCCATGCCGTGCACATGGAACATCTGCCACGCGGGAATAACGACGGCCGTTCCATCGTCATCGGTTACGAGATATTCAATCGCACGCGTCGCCTTATTGCGTTGCACGATGACACGCGCGGGGTCCACCGGCCACACGTACCGCGGTCGTTCGGTGCTTCCCGGCTCAAATTCAATGGCGGAATAGCCGTTTCCCCATCCCATCGCATGCTGCAAGGTCAGGGAACGCCAGACCATCGGCGTCATATCGGGATTGGGCTCGACGTTGAAAATGCGGTGCACGGCCATTGCCGGCTCGCGTTCCTTGCCCCGTCTCGGCAATCTGCGGTACGCAGGGCATGGAATCTTGGCGACATCTTCGGAAATGGCCCGAATTGCCCCGAAATATGCCGCAACGCCAAGTGCCGTCCGCGGATTGATCGTTTCGCCAGATGCGGTACGCGGCGGCCAATCACCCGTGAAAGCGGCATAAAGATCGGGACTAGGACTCTTGAAGCTCGCCCGAGTCTGCATGAATTCGCGCAGGATCATAGGCGACCATCCGTTGTAATTCGGCTGCTATCCAAATTACCAGGCCCGTAACAATACAGCCCCACGGTACAGACAGCAAGAAAACACCCCAACATAATAGGGCCAATCCACCGACGGACGCAAGATGTAGTAGCGCGGAAATTAGCCGTTTCACGAAAACGCAACCTCCGGGGCCTCGTCGCTGAACTGCGCTTCGCTCGGCAGGCAGGCCCGCGAGTAACCCATGATGGCCGCGACCAGCGGGTCGATCTTCTCCGTCGATTTCCGGCGCGACGGCTTCATATTGCCCGCAGCGTCCAGCTCGACGCTGATATTCCCGGCGCACCACCGCAAAATCGGGTGCCCGCCATGGACGAGCTTTCGCTGGATCACTGCTTCCTCAAACGCCTTGCACGGCGCTGCCATCGACATGAATCCCTGGCCGAACGCAAAGGCAGTGAACCCGTCCTGTTCCAGCTCGGTCATCAACTGCGCGCCCTGAAACAGCCGATCAACCGCGATTTCGCGGATATTCAGGCCGAAATCGTCCACCAGAGCATTAATGTCCCGGCGGATAAAGGCGTAATCGGCTACGGCGCCCTCAGTCTCCCGGATCAAGCCTTCTCGAGCCCAAACATCATAGCGGATGCGATCCCGCCGGCTACGCTCTCCGATCGTATCGCTAGGCATCCAGATTATCGGCAAAATAGGATAAGTTCCGTCATCTTCCCGAAAAATCAGGACGAGCGGCGTCATATCGCGGGTCGTGGACAAATCCAAACCGGCCCAGCAGTCACGACCG